GAATCCTCTTATGCTTCGTGACAACTCAGCAGATGATCGACCCTCTAAAACTGCCATTGATATGGATTGTCTTAATGCCCTCTCGGCATTTCTTGTAATATTCCAGATCTTAGTTGATAACATTTCACCGGAAAATTCATATCTCATCAGGAATTCCATAGCATTTGTATTTATTTGACCCCACATACTTTCTACATAAGTAGATAATTCTCTATTGTATTTTGAAATTGATCCATCTGCATTCATAGAAGAAGTGCCAAGATTGGCTTTACCGGTAAATAGATCCTTAAGTTTTAATTTATCCAGTGTTAATATTTGGTCTTCTATTCCGGCATTTATTGATCTACTCATCATTGATTTAACTTTACGATTCATAGCAATTCTCAGTGCTTGCATTTCACTCTGAATATTATTATATAATGCTTTTAACCTGTAGGGTGGGATCTTACCCTCAATAGATAACCGATTCAATTCAGCAATGATATTATCAGAACTCATCTGAAATAGATCATAAAGCTCTTTTAATTTAATTTCCATCAAAGCTTCCCAAGAAGCTCTTGAATCTAAAGTTGCTTGAGTAATTAATTCAGCGGCTGTCATTCTTCCCTGTCCTTATCATTACATTCTTCACCATTATGAAGATATACGAACATTTCAGTATAAATCCAATATTCTCTATTTGATTTAATTTTTGAACCAAAAACATTATCAAGAAATTCGCAATGTTTGCATTTGCTCATTCTTCAATCCTTATCTCTTCATTATTCTTCTTTGCAAATTTAATTCCATCCCTGAAATAAATACTATATCCCTCAGATAAAAGCTCAATAGATTTAGATGAACTCTTTGGAATCTCCGGCAGTCCGAAGGTTGAAATCCTTAATTTATCAGTCAAAATCCTTTCCTCTTAGCGGATTGTCTTTAACCTCAATAGTAATTTGACCGTGATTAATTATAGTTATTCCAGATTCAATTGTCTCGTCTTCTTTAACTACTAATCGTTCATTACTATATTCAGTTGTTTTACCATCTATTCCTATACGAATTATTGGTTCAATATTATCAATTTGTTTGGAATCGGTAAATATTACAGTTTTATTTTTTATCTTGAATTTAATATTATTAATCATAATTTTCTCATAAACTTCATTAGCAAGAGATAATCTTTGCTGAGGTGTAAAAGGATTATTTAATTTACTCATCATCTTCCCCATCTTCAGGATCTGGTTCATGATTATGATCATCATCTGTCCCATAAGCTAATAATTCCTCTTCCTGAGCTTCTTTAACTTTCTTCTTCTGTTCTTCTTTATAATCATATCCAAGCTTATTAGAGACTGTTTGCTTGCTCACATATCCCATCTGATCTTGAACTGCAAACGCCTTAGTTTCCTTTTCAATATCACGATGAATAAGGATAGGGAAGTCAAGTGTACATTTACCGGTGACATCAACTGTTTCTTTTCTAACTGTATTCTCTTTTTTAATTGGATCCCATTCAGTAATTTCTCTTTCATAAGCTCCTGGAATAACTCCTTCATCTACTGCATCCATAATAACCTTTTTATATATATCTTTGAATGTATGCGAGAAGAAATCTTGCCAAGATTCGAATGTTCGGACTGCTGGAGATTCAGAAACCATAGTTGAAGCATAGTTCGCATTTGAAGCGTCACCAGTTACCATATATTCTGCTAAATTAGAACCTGCAACAACCATAAGTAACATAGCTCTTCCATCTTTAGCAGTGTCACCTGCGTTAAGATTCAGGTTTGCAAATTCATAATCTACACCTTTACTTCCAATAATTGAACCTGATTTCGGTAGTTTCTTGTTATAGGTTTGATCTCCGCCGGAATTAGATTTAATGGTGGAATCAGTAAAACCATTCGCAAAGGTAGATGGTGAACTTCCCCCAGTTGGTTTAGCGATTAAATTAAATATGGTTCTAATCTTATTTAAGTGTTTACGATCATTTAGCCAATCAGTGTAGTCTTTAATGTATTTAATGATTCCGATTAAGAATGACAATCCTCTTTTAACATCCGAATCTACCATGATCTTAGTGTGGATCATGTCCCCAGCTTCGATAGTTACATTTTCCTCGTTGCCCTCATTATTCGGAAATTGACGATAATATCTTATTGGTGTTTCAACATCTTGAGGATCTGTCTGGATTCCAAATGAATACTTATCATCTTTATCTTTGATCTGTGAAGGTCTTATAAATCTAACTAGTGGAGGAGTCTCTTGAGTCATATCAAAGAACTGTAAGAATGATTCCCCATCCCTCAACGTTCTTTTAACAAGCTCCTTAGATCTCATGTCCATCTTATTATCTTCCCAGAATTTATCCCAGTATTCTATAATTTTTTCATCAGTATCATCAGGAACTATTTTAAAGCTCCTGCCAATTATAAAGTTAATGAGAGTATTAATAATACCACGAGCAAGAGGGGATGTGTAATATAGAGCCTGTGCCTCCAACCTGAGATCAGCAACTTGAGCTTGATTATATTCCTCATGGCTTATATCGTTGAGAGTTGTCCACTGTTTCTCATCTGGATCTTTAGCAAAAGATGGCATTGATTCAACCATACTCATCATCTTTAGTTTCATCTCCGCTTCTTTAATGTCAATATCCCTATTAAGATTATTTAATTTACTTTTCTTACTCATACTGATATTCTCCCATTTCCAATAATCCATCATTACCTGTAACTGGATAAAATGCAAATGACAGTGCATCTGCTTTATCTGGTGATCTTCCAATATTCTTTTTAATATTATCTTTCTTTTCTATTTTGATCTTACCATTGCTCATAACTTCATAATGTATTTCTGATAATTCCTGCATAAGCTCATCATCAGGTGGGATCATTAAATTAAATCCAAATGCAGGATCTAAAGCATCTCTGATTGACCAATATAGAAAAGCTCTCATATTAACAAATTTACGCTCTCCTGATAGATCGGTGAGACCTTCCGCTGAATATGAACCTTTGCCATTTATAACATTAGAGCAACCATTTTGGATTAATGCTGAATAAACTCCAGCACCTTCACCAATTGCATCAATAGCACCGCCTTGAATATCTTTGAGAATATTCAAAGTAATACCAGCAAGCTTCATGTGTATTGTAGCATCTTTTTTAATATTAAGCGTTACGATCTCTTTTATGACGTTATGCATACGATATACGAGTATTGTCTGATCTCTACCCATACCTGCAACATCAATTCCAACAAATGTAGGGTGAGTTTCTAATTTATCCGATATATTCCATTCCATCCATCTCTTATTAGCTTGCTCAATCCAATTGAAGGGGACCAGAACATCATCTGATTCTCTGGGGAACTCACCAAGGACTTTGATCATAAACAAATTTGAAGGTCTGTAATAATTACCTTCCCATTTGAAATCATGCAGCATCGGCTCAAATTCTTCTTTAGTTATCGGAATTGACCATCCAGCTTTGGCAATCTTATCATTTACCCATTCCCAGTCTACTTGACCAGGGATAAGCACCTTCTTAGCTCTAACATTAACTGATTTTAAAGAGTTTAATTTGAATTTAGTGTATGAGGGATCTCTTGTAGATTTAAAGGCTTCCCCTGTTGTTCTAATTGGATTAAATATAATTACCAACCGTGATTCGTTCTGTAATATACCTTCGATTGCATCAAAATTGGCTTGTTCGAGTCCAGATGCTTCTGTTACTAATACCATTATATTCGGTGAGTGATAGCCCGACCAAGCTTCCATATTCTTATCGGCAGCTTTGAAACCAATTAAGAAATGTTCACTGTCTTTTGTTTTAATATGTGAAGTTAATAATTCCCCACCGATCGGGACCTTACTATTTTTATACATTTTAGAGATCTCTGACATCATCACAGACACAACCTGCCTTTGGGTTGGAGCGGTTAAGACAGTTTTGGATGGTTTGCGAAGCACGAGATTGCAGATTGCCAATGCAGCAGCAACGTAATCTTTACCTCTCGCATTTCCAGAACAAACAGAGACACGTTTATTGTGTTGTACTGCTCTCACTATCTTACGCTGATCGGAATCAAGTCTAACTCCCAGAGCTTCTTTGATAAATAGATTCCAGCCGTTGGGATGATTCTGCCAACGCTCATAGACTTCATCATCTGTTTGCGGATATGTAACATAATTAGCCTGTAATTGAGGGGCAAGGCTAGACATGAAAAGAATCCATATAATTAATATCCATTTCATTCAGGCTTCTCTTTTACTTTTGTTTTCTTGCTGACCATATCAACCAATGAAGTGAAGCCACCTTGTAACTCTAATTCCTGATGATCTCTTTGACCGAGATATTGCTTTCCTAACCAGATCGCCATTGCTACATTCTTTTCAGCCATTTTAAATTGATTCCTGCGAAGTGAAATCTTACCAAATGAACTGTTTTTTTTAAAGTACTCCGAAAATGTTATTTCATATTCTTCTTTGATTCTTGAATTTAATGTGTCATCAGTCATGTCGAAAAAATCAGCAATCTCTAACTCCGTACATTGGATTGCACATAATTTCTTAAGCTGATCAAAATCTATTTCCTTTCGAGGTCTTCCCATTTTAGCCATTATCTTTTTATCCACATCGAATCAAGTTCTTTTTGTATTAGATTTAATTTATTTACAGTCTCTTTATATTCTTTTTGTTTCTGTTGTATTGTAGGTTGTTCATTGAATATAGGTTGTTTATTATCAAATAAGCACATAGGATTGTAGTTGTTCATATCTTTACCGCCTTGTTGCCTGT